CGGTGTCTGAGGATGTATTATATTTGGGTCTCCACCGAAACGATTAGTCAGTGCAGCAGGGATTTGACTGTGAATTCTTGCGCTTTCAGCATCTCGTTCTGCATAGGCTTCTCGTTCTGCATAGGCTTTTTGTCGCGCTATCCTGTCTTCCTTAATAGGATCAGTCCAGTGCATTATATCCATAGTCTGATCGTGTGGAGCGACAGGCTTATCACTAAACCTTGGATCTGGAGCTGGTGAACCGACAATACTCCCTCTTTGTGCAGGAAGTGGAGGCGAATGAATGATTGAGTTAGGCGTTGCCGTTATTGGCAGCCACTGACCACCTCGTACCCCACCGGGAAACTGCCCACCACCGGGGAGCTGACCACCTCCGGGGAGTTGACCTCCGAAAACACCTTTTCCTCCCCCAGATAATCCCCCCCCACCGGGGAGCTGATTTCCGGGGGGCTGACCACCACTGGGGCCACGACCGCCTTTGCCGCCTTTGCCGCCTACGCCGCCTCCGCCATCATAGGGTGGTGGCTGATCAGGCGACCATGTAGTGTATGGTGGCTGATTAAGTGGTGGCTGATCAGGCGACCATGTAGTGTATGGTGGCTGATTAAGTGGTGGCTGATCAGGCGACCATGTAGTGTATGGTGGCTGATTAAGTGGTGGCTGATCAGGTGGTGGCTGATTAAGTGGTGGCTGATTAAGTGGTGGCTGATCAGGTGGTGGCTGATTAAGTGGTGGCTGATTAAGTGGTGGCTGATTAAGTGGTGGCTGATCAGGTGGTGGCTGAATAGGTTGATAGCCCTCGTAAGCTTGGTAATGTGGATTATTAAAGTCATACATATTAGATGGACGGCCTCTACCGCCAAACCTATACGACATATCCTGTGTTCTTCCGTAACCGAAAGGGGTATTAGGCTGAGTGTAACTACCTCCAAAGACGGGAGATGGAGATGACATCCACGGGCTTTGTCGCGGAGGAGATGACATCCACGGGCTTTGTCGCGGAGGAGATGGCATCCACGGGCTTTGTCGCGGAGGAGATGGCATCCACGGGGTTTCGGCACGACCACCCTTACCACCACCTCCAAAGACTGGAGGCGGAGATGGCATCCACGGGGTTTCGGCACGACCACCCTTACCACCACCTCCAAAGACTGGAGGCGGAGATGGCATCCACGGGCCTTGAGGTTGTTGTCCTCCTTTTCCACCCATATTTGGCATTCGGGGAGGCATTCTATTATATTGAGGCGTAGATTCGATCCAATTACCATATTGGCCTTGCCCCGGAAATTGTGACATTCTATCTCTCCTGATATTCGCCAGATCTAATCATCTGGCAAACTTCTAAAGCTCTATCTCCAACTTGGGAGGCCCACCTACTGTCGTAAAATTCATCTGCTGCAGATTCATAATCCCCAGTTTCCGTATGTCCTAAAGCCTTAACAAAGCTTCTTAATCTTGTTTGTCCAATATTGAAGGATAAATTGATAAGGGCTTCCTGTCTTACACTATCAAGGCCCCCAAACCAAGTATACTCAGAGGTTAATTCGTCCCGACATCGATCAATGTCATTGTTTAGCAAATAATCTATCTCGTCATCCGACAGCCCAAGACCGACACCTTCTTCTAAACAGCGGCCAACCCCCACGGTAATGTGACCCAAGTGGTCTCTATACGCATACGTCTTTACACCCTCATGACGTTTTAGAAGTTCTCTCAACTGGTGGCGCACCTTTGGATTCCGCATTCCTGTAATAATCTATTTTGAAATACCTTGTGTTTTTTCATAGGTGCGTAACGTCCCCAGACCCAAGAGTCCACCGAGAACCGACAGCAAGGTAGACATGTCGAATTCAGGGAGTTCCGGTACCGTTGTGCCAGAAGCTGTTATGACAAAAATTAATATGGGCTGAAGCACAAAATGATAAGCAAAAGCTACTCCACAGACCCATCCTATGAACGGACGCCAGCTAGACTTAAAAAAACTGGGCGACTGCGCTTCAATCTTATTGACTTCGATCTGGGCAATAGCAATTGCGTGTGCCTGTCTTTCAGCCATAGTCGCAATTTCATGCGCCAACTGGGCCTTTTTATCTTTATCTTCGACTACCTTATCAAGCAGTCCGGTAATCGGGCCAACCAAACTCCCTACGATGTCTCCTATCACGGCCACCTCCCTAACCTGAACCGCTGGGGATATTGAAGCAGCAGGTTAATTTCACTGTCCCCCCTCCCAGAATTTTTCCGGGGGCAAACGCTTCATAATTGCCGACATCACAGTGTTGTTTTCTTGCAGTTGGTCATCGATAGCCGTAAGCCGCGTTTCTAGAACCGCAATAGTAATGGTGTTCTGGCTCACGGTCTGGGCCACTGGCTTTACTGCCACCTCTACCGCGTCTTCTGCGGCACCCTCCGCTACAAACGTAACGTACACCGTGATAATTGCAAAGCACATTGAAGCCACTGCAACTATAGCGGTTATTTTATTCCACAAATTATTGGGAGAATTCATAAAGTTTACCTCGTAACACTACGCAACTCCTCGTTCACCTCTTCGGTATCGGCAATTTCTTTGGTGTTGTCAGCTAATGATATTGTCAGCATGTTCCACCCCTTTAGCAGCTCAGTAAAAGCCTTACGGCTTCCTAGGTTCTTGTCCAAAGCAGCAATGTGATAGACCATAGCCTGTTGCTGCTCGGTTAGATCTTCAAAATAATGTTCTTCGCCATTAATTGTAATGGGGGTCTTTTCATTTTTTCCCATTTTTACTCCTCCTTTTTAATTAATCTATTATGCCGCCCAAGGATAGTCGGCGATAACCTCCATCACACAAGCATCGCTGCACAGACGCCTACGCCGGTGGTCACGACAGTACCAACGACCAGCCACGCCAGCTTTTCCCAACGTGCTGCATGCGCGTCTGCAACTAAACGAAGATTCTTCAGCTCATTGAGAGTCTCGCCCCAGCGCTCGCCGCACTCAGCCTCATGCTTCGCGATTTGCTCTAAAGCTCTAATTGCCATGTTGCGTTCTTCGTTTGTCACTTTTTGCCACCTATTGATATTGCACGCTTAAGCGCTACCCCGTTTCGCGCAAATCCTCGGCTTCGACTTCGTCGTCGTCTTCGTCATCAGCAGTCGCACCTTCCTGCGGGTGGCTGTAGTTCTTGGTGCAGGTGCGAATCATGTCGAAAATTTCAAAAGTGTTGCCGGTGAACTTCGCGTTCTTCAAGCGTGTTGCGACGAGTTTAAACTCAGCGTTTTCGAGTTCGATGATACCGTGACCAACGTCGGGCATTTCAAAGTTCTTGAACTTACCGTACACGGGCATGACTTCCATCATCTCCTTGTACTGCGCGCCTTTATCGGGTACCGCTGGCACCTGAAGTAACCGCATAATTTCGTCGCGGTAGTCGAGAGTGATTGTTTCACCCTCTGGCCTCAAGTGATCGACGGGCATCTGAACTGACTTTAAAAGCATCTTTTTCATAACTTACCTACTGTTCTGTGAGTGGGGGTACTTATCGTACGCTCATAATCTACTCGTCTTCGTCGTCGTCTACGATGAAGCCGTCTACTTCGTAGTCATTGACAGGATGCGCTGCTGCTTTTCCCTCAGCGACAGCCTGTGCGTCGGCCTTGTCCTTGATCTGCTTCTGGATCGTCAGGAACGCATTAGCGCAGCCTTCAGTACCCAGTCGCCCTTCAAGTGCAGACTGAACGAACCCAGCGAGGTCTTCGACGGTGGGGCTGTGTTTAAACCCTTCGGCGTGCACGTCAATGTGCGCCTCGTCCAGATCGTCATGCTCTACGTCAGGAAACAACCGCTCGGCACCGTCGAAATGACCGTCGTCGGTGGTGATCCTGTAACTGACTTCGTCCACTACCTCACACCCGCCAACAGGGCAAGTTCTTGCTGATCTAATACCTATTGTTACTGGCATGTTTAAACCCCCTATGAGTTAAGTGCTCGTGATATTTCCAGCCACGTACTAGTGCCCCCGGAAAAAATAAAAGTTGCTGTATGTCTTACGTTTGAGAACGCTATTGAAGCGCCGCCTGCTAAGTCGATGTTGCCTGCGTTATCAATAGTCAATGTGTACCCGCTACTCGCAGCCCTTAGAACTAGAACCATACCGTCTTCACCGCCGTTGATAGTGGACAGCGTATCAGTAGTTGCCCCCTCACCACCTACAGCGTGAAAGGCTGACGTTACAGTGATAGCCGCAGTTGCCACAGTGATGGTGCCGCCCGTGCCAAACACGACGGGGCAGTCAAACAGTACACCCCCTGACCCATCACCCGTGATGGTCAGCGCTCTACCTGTTGAATCTTGCTGGACGGCGAGAGCCGTAGTGCCTGTCGCCAGCGTATTATCGTTCACAATACTAACAAGATCCCTCGTCGATGTGCTGGAACTATTGCTGTCAGCTCGGATCAGTTGCCCAGTGGTCAGGCTGTCGGCGCTGGACAGATCAATCACATCTCCTGTCGTAGTTGCGGGCGTACCAACGAAAATGATGTTGCCGGTGGTGTTCTCGGAGGCGATTGCGATAACGTCCCCACCCCCGGTGCCGTTATGGTCGATCACGATAGATCTATGATTCGCGTCCTGCTGAAGATGAAGTACTGTCGTTGCTGTCGCGGAAGCATGGTCGTTGATAATCTCAACTAATTTCCTTACCGACGAGCTGGAACTGTTGCTGTCAGCTCGAATTAGCCGTCCGGTGGTCAGGCTGTCGGCACCGGACAGATCAATCACATCTCCTGTCGTAGTCGCGGGTGTGTCGATAAAAATGACGTTGCCGGTGGTGTTCTCGGAGTCGATTGCAATAACATCCCCTCCCCCGGTGCCGTTGTGGTCGATCACGATAGATCTCTGATCCGCGTCCTGCTGGATATGAAGTACGGTCGTTGCTGTTGCCGAGGCATGGTCGTTGATAATCTCAACCAATTTCCTTACCGACGCGCTGGAACTGTTGCTGGTTATCGACAGCGCCGATCCTGTGGTCAGCGCATCAGGCGTCATGGCAATTACGTCACCTGTCGTTTGCGTAGGCGTAAGCACGGATACAGCCGCTACCGTAGTGGCTTCCGTATCAATGCTCAGCGCAATACCGTTACCGTCTTGGTTCAGCACCAACGTGCCGCCCGTACCGTCGTGGCGTATATTTAGTGCGTCCGCCGCAGAACTGGCGTGATCTTGGGTAAGCTGCACCAACGCGCCTGATGCGTGGTTGCCACCGTTGTCGAAATCAACCACATTACCTGACGTATTAACCGCGTCTACATCTAACACCTGCGCGGTGGTCGCCTCGCTGTCTATGTGTATCGACCGCGCATCGGAATCTTGATCCACGGCAAGAAGTCCCGTCACCGTAGTCGCACCTGACGCTAACGTACCCGTCGTGGTTAGGTTTTCGTTACCGAAGCTGATCGCGCCTGACGAGTCCGTTATGCTGCCGCCAGCGATAGTCATCGTGCCAGCGGTTGCGGTATCAGTCCACACCTTCAACCAGCGCACGCCGGTCGAGCCGAGACTGTCGGTGCTGTCAGTATCCGACACGACGTTGCCACCTACTGTCACGGCCCCCGTCAGCGTGGACGCACCATCGACAGTAAGCCCAGCAGCCCCGACTAATTTTAAATCATCAGCAGATTCATCCCAGAGCATATACGCGCCTGAAGTGGCTCCGAAGAATTTAACGTCATAGCCTGTGCCATCCACGCCGACTGTAATAGTTCCATCTGCTTGAGTGGCTCCATCAATATCAACTGCATCTAAGTTTGTCGTACCGTCTACGTCGATGTCACCAGCAACAGTAAGCCCAGCAGCCCCGACTAGCTTCAGGTCATCGGCTGATTCATCCCAGAGCATATAGGCTCCAGAAGTGGCTCCGAAGAATTTAACGTCATAACCAGTATCATTAACGCCAACAGTGAGCGTTCCTTGCTGAACAACCCCATCTGCTGATTCATCCCACAACCAATATTTACCAGAGGTGGCTCCGAAGAATTTAACGTCCTGTCCGGTATCGTCTATACCAACGGTGAGCGTTCCACCTAACTCAAGATCTTCCAGACACTCATAAACAACAGCCCCCGATCCTAGACCGTCTGTCGTAACGATTTTTGCTTGCCCTGCCGCGATGATGACATTCGCTCCTGATCCTTGCGAAAAGGTCAGCGCGTAACCTGTTGTGTTTCTGATAATCCATGTGTGGGACAGTGTGTTAGGGGCAAGCGTGACCGTGCAAGCCTGTCCACCACCCGTAAGTCGTAAGAACGTACAACGGAAACCGTCTGTCGCTCCATCAGCCATCGTGATCGTATGGGTGGAAGCATCTGCCACGGCCTCTGTGCCATAGCCTAAAGCCTCGCTAATCAATTCAAGGTTGGTGTTGGTGGAAGTTCCCCAAGTTCCCGATTCATCTCCGGTAGCGATCTCTTTTAATCGCAGGTCATTTACATAAGTTGCCATTTAAGCTACCTCTTTCCAATTAGGCGTTTGATCTTTGTTAACATCTTCCCACTCGGGTGTTTGAGTAGTTGAAACATTGCCCCAACTTGCTGTTTGACTTGTACTAATAGTCTCCCAGCTCGGAGTTTGAGTGCTACTAATATTGCTCCAGTTTGCCGTTTGAGCCGTGACAACGTCAGCCCATATGTTGACAGAGCCTGTCGCAATCGATAAAGCAGTTCCAGTAACTTCAACATCAGCATCAGCAGCAACGCTGACAGACCCCTCAGAAACTGTTGCACTAGACCCAGTGAGCGAGACAACCACTGTCCCAGTAACTGTAACCGATCCAGCACTCGATGTAGCACTGATCCCAGTAGGCGTAACAACCGCTGCCGCCGCAATGGTGACAGACCCCGTCGAAGCTGTCGCAGAAACACCTGTAACTGCAACATTCGCATCTGCCGAAATTGTGACCGAGCCAGCTGAAGCAGTTGCTTCTGGAACGACAACATCTCTGCCCCAAGTGCCGTCACCCCAGCCTTGAGTGGAGCTGCCCCATCCTTGGAATGCAACAATTGTATCAGCCACATGTTGGCCCTACGCAATCCTGATTATCGCGTTACTAGCATCCGCAGTTGGAAACTGAATAGTAAAATCTCCACTTGTGGATGTTTTGTCAGCGCCAAAATCAAGCACTTGGACAGCTCTGTTAGCAGACCCTCCCGTCGTAGAGGAGTTATAAATCATTGCCCCTCTCGCGGTAATAGAAGAACTAGACCAAGTAAGATCCGCAAAATCTGTAAGCGCCGTGGTGCTGGATGTAGTTGGCGTTACATTAGTTAAGGCCGCGCCCCCAGATGAATAACCAGTCCCAGACACTTCATTAGTTGCACTATAGGCGGTGGTGGCAGCACTCATTGTTGCGCTGGATGTATACAGTGCAGCCTTAAAAGTGTTCCCGGTTCCTGTAGTGGTTGTTGTTCCACCCCCTGACCCGCTTGTGAAATTATGAATTCCCTGCAATATCTCTTGTTTAAAAGAAGTGCATATCGCCTGTGTAATAGCCATTATATTTTCCTCAGTATTTCGGCAATTTCTTCATAGCCGTTAGCCGATAATTCAGCAATTAAATCTGTCTTATTGCTGTTAATTGCCTCTTGCATATAATGCTTTATGACATGGTTGATTTGTTCTTTGTAGGCCATTGCCTGCTCTGTTATTTCCGGGTGGCTTTGACCGCCAACAGATATGATTATATCGGTTGCCCTGTTGGCCCAATGATCAACCGGGAGCCCTCCATTGCTTGTAGTAGTCACGGTCACTGTTCCGCCTTGAGACACACTAACCCCAAACATTATTACCTCGCCTGCCTAACAGCACCAGAACGATAACTGTCTGTTGTATTATATCCTTCCCCAAGCCTTTCCAGTTCTTTGAGAGCGGTCTCGTATCTTGTAGCATAAAGCTGCATCAGATCTTGGTCGCCTTTTAAGAAAGTATATGCTTCAACAAGGCACCCATAGAATAGGGAGCTCTCTGCGTTATCCCCAAGCCAGCTAGTCTCTGATGCGGCGGTCGTTATAGATTCCGGCTTATAAAAATAATGCAACTCAGCGGTGTAGTTAGCTGTTGGTGTTGGCCCTAAAATAATACTGTCGTCATCAAAGAGCGCATAAACTTTCGGGACTCCATAGGTCGTAGCAACGGGGTAAGCCTCTCTAATAAAATTAACATCCTTAAATAACAGAAACTCGTAGCCCGAATTATCTATAGCGAGAGAATACGGCGACAAGAAACTAGTAGGAAGCGATAGGTATTTATTGTACTGGGTAATAGTCCCTGTCTGGTTCCTTCTAAAATCAGGTAACTGAACAGATTTTAATATCCTGTCTTCTGCCTGAGTTATTATTGTAGGAAGGGTGCTAACAAAATCTGAATCTGTTGTCTGAAGATAACCCTGAATAGCAGTTTTTAATGTCGTATAAGTCCAAGCCATTATCCCGTCACCACAGTTACACCGCCACATTCAGCTGTTATATCCAGCCCAACAGTCCTGCTCCCCATTGGTGTGTTCCCTCCGCCAACAGGATTCCAAGCAAACATTCGCCTGCTTTCATCCAAACCTCTGTCAGGTCTCGGATTCCTAATCGCTTGGGGGTCATCTGTTCTTACCTTACCAAGCTGCAACTGGGGCTGATCTTCGTCAACAACATCTTTGCCAACAAGCAAGCCAGTTGGTCTTTGATTAACTATTTGAGGAACAAGGTCTTTTTTTGGGTATTGAAATCCAGTTCTGTCGCAAATTCCAATAGCATGCTTTCCGCTCGCATAACTCAAAATTGATATCCTCCCGGAGAGACAAACAAGGAGGCTTTTTCTCTGGCCGCGTCAGCTGCCAAGTCCCACTGTTCGTCATAATCCACCTTCAGCAAAGGAGTTCTTTCGGAAGCTTCTGGATATTTTATAGCCAACCGATAAGCCAGCCCTGCCACCAGACAAGGTAAAAATCTGGCCGGGATATCCATGTTGTTAGATGCAGGTTTGCCGCTATCTTCAACCCTTTCCATATAGTAATAACCAAAGGTATACGTTTCTTGACTGTCTGGGGCAGGCCAAAAGTTTATAGTAATCCCTGTTGGCGATCTTGCTACATAGTACTCTAAGGGTTTCGACTCCGTAAGCTTGTTAGCCAAATGTGCGTATTGACTAACAGAAATTCTGGACATGCTTTGGTCAAACTGACTAGTAGTATCCCCGGAATCTGTCCTTAGAAATCCCTCAACAATGTCAAATACTTTGCCATCTAACGTATAAGAGGAAACACTAGGGGTTAAAGTTTGAGTATCGAATTTAACAGTCCAAAGGTTCAAGCCCTTGTTTTGCCATTCCAACATAAGCAAATCAATACTTCTTCTTGCCGTCCGATAATCATAACCACTACGAAGCTCTAGGCCCGCCCTTTCAAAGGCTTCCTCAATCGCG